TTATGATGATGCAGCCCTTCGCATTGTGGCGGGTACCGCAAATAACGGGCGTTCCGTAAACTTCTCTACCGCGTTCCCAACCGCTGGCGTTACTGGGGCAACAGCTATATCTGTCTCCCAAATGCCAAGTCATAACCACGTGTGGGCAGACCCAGTTAACTCTACTCGAGCTCAGTATGATCCGGGCGGTCCGGGGTTCTTCACAATGACTGAAGGTGGTGGCGCAGCTACAACTAGTTCTGCAGGTGGTAACGGTAGTCACACCCACTCATTGGGTAACTTTGCTGTTAAATACGTTGATACCATCATTGCAAGCAAGGACGCTTAATGCAGCTTAAAACAGGTTCTCTCTGCCCGTTGCTTAAGAAGGACTGCGTACAAATGCAGTGCTCTTGGTTTACCCAGCTTCGTGGTAAGAATCCTCAGACAGGCGCTGATGTCGACGAGTGGGGTTGTGCTGTTACATGGCTTCCTATGCTTTTGATTGAGAACAGCCAGCAGCAACGTCAGACGGGCGCAGCAGTAGAGTCATTCCGAAATGAGATGGTTAAAGCAAATGAAAGCAGCCAGCAAGCACTTCTCGCTGCAGCGCAACATAAACTAACACGGTAGATAAATTATGGCTACGATTACTTGGTCGATTAACAGCATGGTTATTGTCCCTCAGGTGGATCAGTATACTGATTACGCTTGGCAAGTGGGTTGGACATGCACAGCTACCGATAACGGCAATACGAAATCAATTAGTTCTAGTCTGACGTTCTATCCATCCCAGCAAGGGCAACCATACGTTCCTTACGACCAGCTTACTGAAGCACAGGTTATCTCGTGGGTACAGGCAGCTCTTGGGCCTGAGAAGACAGCGCAGACAGAATCAGTTGTAACAAATTTGTTAACAGCTCAACCGGCGCCGCTTCCTTGGGGTAACTAATGGATACCATAACCCACAAAGAAATCTACGACAGACTTGTACAAGTCGAGCAAAAGGTAGATAGTTTAGATAGCAAAACCGAGGAAGTTGTTAAAGCTTTCGGCGCTGCAAAAGGTGCTTTTTTAGTTCTCGAGTTTATTGGGAAACTAGCTAAGCCGATATTGTGGGTTATTGGTGTTGGTAGTGCTGTGACGGTGTTATGGACGGAATACTGGAAGAGGTAGTCTCCGTTGACCGATGGAAGAATCGTCGGAAGATGGCTTGGCTCGCGATGGGTGCGGGTCTGCTTTTTCCTGTACTGATTTTATTTACAGATTCCACGCAGCTTGGCGCAATAGCGGGGCCTTTTTATGTTTTCATCGGAATGGTTGTCGCAACATACATCGGCGCTGCGGTCGTGGATGACCATTGGCAAAAACAGGATTCTCGGTATGATCGACCTGAAACTTTTACTGATAGCTATAGGCGCTAGTTTTTCTATTGGCGCAGCATCATCGTGGTGGATCACAGCGGATTATAAAGAGGCTAAGTACACAGCCGTTTTAGAGAAACAGAAGTCTGACGCTGCGCAAGCACTCAGTGTCGCCGTAGCCAAAGCGCAAGCTGAAGAACGTGAGAACAACAGACTGTCCACAGAACTGGAGATAGCAAATGCTGAGAATCGTAAAAAACTGGATGAACTTCAGGCTACTAACTTGCGGCTTGCTTCTGAGTTTAGTGGGTTGTACGACCGTTACTCCACCAACAGTAATTGCTCCGTGCCCTCCACCTCCAAGCCCTCCGTCAACACTCCTGCTGCCCCCACCGGAGCCAAGCTTTCAGCTCAACTTACGGAACTACTTCTTTCCGAATCCAGACGCGCTGACGAAGCCGCAGCCTACGCAAAAACCTGCTACGAGTGGGTCAAAAAACTAGGAGCGAAGTAATGTATAGCTTATCCCAACGCAGTCTAAATAATCTCGTGGGTGTCGATCAGCGACTGGTTGACGTGGTGCACCGTGCGATTCAAATCACTTCTATCGACTTTGCTGTTATCGAAGGTGTTCGTACTCCTGAAAAACAGATGGAGTATTACCGTAAGGGCGCAAGCCAGATCGCAGTGGGCGGAACTCACGTACAAGGCCGAGCCGTTGACCTTATGGCGTACTTAGATGACCGTGCCTCGTGGGAGTTTAGCCTGTATGACGAGATAGCCGATGCCATGAAAGCTGCCGCTATGGAGCAGGGTGTTGGTGTTCGTTGGGGTGGCGCTTGGCAGATTTCCAATATATGTACTTGGAACGATACTATGGAGCGAGCTAACTTGGC